TACGACGGCTCTGGAACGCAGGGCGGAATGCTGCTCTGGCAGACCGACACTGTGCCAGATATTAACCAGCAAAACTATCAGTATATGTATCTCACGACGCCGGTAACCGCGGCAGGTCAGTTCACGATTTACATTGTGAACACTGACCCGACTTATGCCCGGCAAGGTGTCGTTCATCTCCAATTTTTCACTTATGACACGAACTACAGTCAGAAGCAGGTTGTGAGTGTGACTGCCGGAACGCCGGTTGCGCTATCCTCGGTGACTCCCACTCCTGTTCAAGCGCCCTGGCAGACGCTGGGTCCGACTACAACCAATACTCCTACCACCGGAGATAACAGCAAGAGCCTGGCAACAACGGCCTTCGTCCAGAACACCCTTGCCAACAATGGCGGGTCTACCACTCTTTGCTCGTTTCCAGCGGAATCCTCTGCGGTCACGGGAACCACGGCGGAAACCAATGTAGACAATTGCGCAGTTCCTGCCGGTATGATGGGAACAAAGGCGCGGATCGAGATTCACGCAAATGTTGTAGGCGGGTCCAGCAATACCGGGTCCTGCACTTTGCGATTACGCTGGGGCACTGCATCCGGCAGCACGTCGGCAACCCAAATCGGCGGCGTTGCCACTTCCACCGGCGCAAGCAAGCTCGCGTATCTTGACCAGAAGCTGCTCAATGCGGGGTCAACAAGTTCGCAGGTTACGCCTTATTGGGGCTATGGAAATGGCGCGTTGACAACAAGCGTCGGCTCAACGGCCACCATCAATACCTCAACTGCGACGGGCTATGTCATCGTCAACCTGGTCAACAGCGTATCGGGCGATAGCTGCTATGTCTATGATCTGGACGCTGAGTTGTGGCCACAGGGATAACGCCGCGCAATTGCAAAACCGGGCGCAGATTATTCCAGTTTCTATTCCAGCCAGGGCGGCCTTCGAGCCGCCCTTTTTGCGCGCTTTCCCGCTTTCGACTCACGATGAAACTGTAAGTAATCATCAACCGGAGGGTGAATCATGAGTTTGCAGTCTATCGGGAATTTTTTCAAGAAGCTCGGGGTGAACATTAAGAACGCGGCAGTTTACCTGCCCACTCTGGAAATCAAGTTCAGCAAAGCCGTGAAGGATGCGCAGAGCGATTCCGCCGAAACTATCACCACTGGAAAGCCGTTCATTTCCGCCATTGCTCTGGCCTCTGCGAATATCGCCATTGCCGCAGATCAGAAAGGGGTGAACTGGGTGAGTGATACCGCCGCGGTGGAATCGGTAGAGGCCGCATTCAAACTGTGGCCGCCCTTTTGGGCGGCTATCGAAAAAGAGGGAACAGACCTCAACGGCGATCTCAAGTAACCTGATCCCTAAAAGGATCGCAAAGGCCCCGTATTCGCGGGGCTTTTGCTTTTATGGGCATAGTGAATACAGGAGTGATCGTATGGCCCCCAGCGAATCGACGGCATTGACAGAACTAATCGGTGAGGTTCGTGATTTGCGCGCCGATCTGCGCGTCTTTCAAACCAAGCTCATGGGCGACGATCAGACCGAAGACGCGCAAGGCCGCATCCCGCGCATTGAGGCCACGCTGGCCGATCATGAAAAGCGCATCAAGCGCGGGGAGAGATTGGGGTGGGCCGCTCATGGCGCTGCCTGGCTTGGGGGTGTATTGGCTGGGGCTGTGGGCGCGGTTTATTACATTTTCGGAATCATGAGGCACTGATGCCAAACCAATATCAGACGGTTTCTCTCCAGCAGAAAAAAGAGATGCGCGCGCTCCGCGCCAAAGGTCTATCTTCGCGCGCAATTGGAAGGAAGCTCAAAATCGACGCCACGGCAGTGCTGCGATATTGGAACACGCCGGCAGAGGATGCTCCGAAGGCTCCGGAACTGGTCGAGGCAGACATTCACAAGCGGCTGAGGCAAAGCCCCGCCACTTTGAACGATCTTGCGGAAATGATGGGCATGACAGCGCCGTCGGTCCGCCGCGCGGTGGGACACATGAAAGAGCGCGGCATTTTGCTCACTGAGCACCCCGGCGAAATTTTCGAGGCCGTGTCAACCGTCAACATCGCTCCGGGCCGTTTTGAACTCCACGCCAAGCCCGGCGAAGAGCAGGTCTATGGCGTTACCTCAGACAATCACCTGTGCAGCAAGTACGCGCGGCTCGACGTGCTCAACGCGGCGTATAACCATTTCGAGCGGCGCGGCATCAAGCACGTTTTCAATGCGGGCAACTGGATAGACGGAGAAGCCCGCTTCAACAAAACGGAGCTTCTGACCGCGCCGGGCATGGATAATCAGCTCGACTATCTGATTGACAAGTTCCCGGTCCGGCGCGGCATTACCACACACTTCATTGCGGGCGACGATCACGAGGGCTGGTATGCCCAGCGCGAAGGCATCGAGATAGGACGCTATCTGGAAAACCGCGCCAAGGACGCCGGCCGCCACGATCTGCACTACCTGGGTTATGCGGAGGCCGATGTCGCTCTGCGATGCGGCTCTGGGGCCGCTGTGGCTCGCGTGGTGCATCCCGGCGGAGGCTCAGCCTATGCCACAAGCTACACGGCGCAGAAGCTCGTGGAGAGCTATCAGGGAGGAGAGAAACCGCAGCTTCTTATCATCGGCCATTACCACAAGTTTGAGTATGGATTCCCGCGCGAGGTGCATTGCGTTCAAGCCGGATGCACGGAAGATCAGAGCCTTTTCATGCGCAAGAAAAAACTGGCCGCGCATGTCGGCTTTCTGGAGATGCGAATCACGCAGGATGCCGCCGGCATCATTACCCGCTTTGGAGTCGAATGGTTTCCATATTTCGACCGCGGATACTACGAAAAGAGGTACAAATAATGGCACAACCAGCACAGATGAGCGCCGCCGGCCTGGCGCTGCTCAAAGCCTCCGAAGGATTCCGGGCTAGCGCATACCTTGACGCGGTGGGCTTTCTCACTATCGGCTACGGCCATCGCATCCTGCCCACCGAGAAGTTTCCCAACGGAATCACAGAGGCGCAAGCATCCACGCTCCTGGCCGCCGATGTTGTCTCCGCGCAAAACGCAGTATTGCGCCTCGTCCATGTGCCGCTAACCCAGGGGCAGTTCGATGCGCTCGTGGACTTCACTTACAACCTCGGCGCAGGAAAGCTCAGCGGCTCGACACTGCTGCGCGATCTGAATGCCGGGCAATATGCCGCCGCCGCTTGCCAATTGCTTCTCTGGGATCACGCTGGCCCCAGGGAATTGGCCGCGCTCAAGAGCCGCCGCGAGGCGGAGTTCAATCTCTGGCAGGGAAAGCCCCCCGCCGCCTGATTTTCATTTGTATCGTACGATTCAAAACTCAAAGGAGAAGTATGCCTGTAAATTGCAAAACTGAGAAAGCTGTCTTTGAGGACGGAAGCACACGGTCTGTGCTCAAAGAGCGTTATGATTTGATTCCCAAAGTCGCCATGGCTGCCCTCGCGCGGCGGCTGGCGTTGGGCGCTAAAACACATGGAGAAAACAACTGGCGTTGCGGCGGCGTCGAATTCCGAAAGGCAAGCATCAATCATCTGATGCGTCACTTGCTCGATTACATCGAGCATGGCAACGCCAACGATGACAACACCGCGGCGATCATCTGCAACGCTGCATTCCTATGCCACTTCGAGGCCAAAGAACCATTCCCTGGCTGCGATCCCATCACGCCCATTCAGCCTATGACGCACGCGAGGCGGGCAGCTCGCTGATGGTTGGGGGCGGAATCACGCGCCGTCTCGACTTCGGCTCGATAGCCAGCAGCGCCGCGTACTTTACCCGCGTGCGCTGATGCGCGTAATACTCCATCATTTTGCGCCCGACGTGCCCGGCGATGGCGATTACCGTCTCCGGGTTCACGTCATTTTCCAGCAGCCGCGTGATGCAGTGGTGCCTCAGATCGTGCGGCTTCAGATCCACAAACCCCGTCGCCTGGCGCAGCTTGTCCCAGCTCTTGCGTAGCCAACTGCGCGATGCGGGCCGCGTGGGATCGAACTGATTCCGAAGCACGCGGAACGGGAAAAGATAATGATCCAATTCGCATGACCCCAGCTTGAGAGCCCGCTTGAAGCATTGCTCCACCGCCCATTTTGCCTGGCCGTTCAGCGGAATCTTGCGCGCTCGGTGGCCGTTTTTCACACTATCCTCCGGGATGTAAATTTCCGAGATCCCCTCATGAGTCAGACAAAGATTTTTGAGCCGCAAACCGCGCAGTTCGAGCCCCGCGGCGCTGGTATTGATTGTGATGCACGCCACCCAGTAGGCCAGCGCGGCCTCGGGGTGATGGGATGCCACTGCGAAGAGCTGTTCCTCTTCGTCTTCAGTCAGGATGGTGCGCGGTGACCATTGCTTCACCGCCAGCGGAAAGTAGAAGGGGCGTACATTCTGCCAGAGCCGACAATGCTTCAGCATCTGGCCCACCACGCTGATTTCATGATTGATGAGCATATTACCAGCATTGCGCTTCCAGGGATGCAGCTCCTGGCCGCGCGCGCGTACCACGTTGGCCAGCCGGGCGATCTGGTAACCCCTGATGTGGCCCGGCATTATATCACAGAGGCGCAGAGCGCCAAAAAATTTATCCAGCGCGTCGATGTTGCCCTGGGTGGCATCGTGCGCGCGTGGTTTGAGGCGGGTGGATTGGCGGCGGAGATTCATCCAGTAGACGCCGGCATCCCGGAAGAGCATGGAGGCGAAATCTACATCGACGCCGCGCAACGCCTCGTCGCTTGCGATGCAGGCCGGGCAGTTGACGTGATCGATGGTATGTTGCTCCGCGAACTCGCCTTCCGAGGCGGCGAAGGGAGTACGCTCTATGCACGCGCCCAAACGGCGCGGCATCTGCACGACAGGCATGGACTCTCCAAGCACAGAGCTAGGTAATTCAATCAGTGAATCAATTTCAAGTGAAGTTTCGCTGTTATTTTTTTGTGAATCGAACATATTCCCTCCGTTCCGGTTTGGTTGTGATGATGAGCACGTCTCGTGTGTCTAGAACCGCTGCTCAGACGTACAGATGACGTATAAACGAGTGCGCAATACTCCTAAATGACTGATTACTGCGCGTTTATGCTTCTCTTATGGCCTTCAAACGCATTCAAGTGGGATTCGCGCCGGCGCAACTGAGTATTTTGAAGAAGCTCTCAGCTAAGCTCGGCCTGGATATAACGAACACGATCCGTTATTGCGTGGCGCGCATCGCCGAGCAGGAGAATATCGGGCGGGTGCAGGATGGCAGGAAGGGAGAGCTTTAGGCGCGCGCGGCGCGGCTTCCGCGCTCAGTATGCAAAGAAGAGCACACCCTCTGCAGGTCACTTTCGTACCTGTGACAGCCGTCACAGACGCATGATTACCGTCACGCGAAGATGTGTCTATCGCACCACGCGACAATTTGAGCAAGAGCAGGAAACACACTGCATATGGCAGCCGCTTAGGGCTACTGCCGGTTTTGGTTAGAGCGCCTGCCTTACAAGCAGGAAGTCGGGTGTTCGAGTCACCCACTGCCCACCATATGCAGGTTGTTTCCTGATTCTTCAGGAGATAACCAATGACGCGCATTACACCCTCCGTTGGG